GTAAATGATTTAACAACCTTTGATTTAGAATTCTTATTTTTAAAATTAAGAGCTAAATCAGTAGGAGAATCAGTAGAATTAAAATTTACTTGTGAGGCTAAAGATTGTGGTCACACAATTCCAGTTAATCTTAATTTAGAAGAGATTGAACTGAAAGGTTTAGATTTAGATAGAATAGTAATGGTAACCGAAGAGGTGGGAGTTCAGTTTAACTATCCCTCATTAGATGTATTAGAAGAAGTAAGCATCAAGCCAGACTCATCTAACGACGAGCAATTAGATGCTACTATGAAGCTTATTGCATCGGCAGTTAGTAATATATTTGATGAAGATAATGTATATCCAGCATCAGATAGTACATTAGAAGAGATTGAAAACTTTTTTAATGAACTTAACTCGGAACAGTTTAAAAAGGTTGCAGAGTGGTTTAGTAATTTACCATATCTGCAAAAAGATATAGAATATAAATGTGGTAAATGTGGACACGAACATGAGATGGAGTTAAGAGGTCTCCAAAGTTTTTTTACTTAGGCCTCTCCCATGATTCGTTGGTGAATCATTATAAAACTAACTTTGCTATGATGCAACATCATAAGTATAGTTTAACTGAATTAGATAATATGATACCATGGGAAAGGGAAATATATGTGGCTTTATTACAGAATCATATCAAAGAAGAGAATGATAGAATAAAAGCACAAAATAAGAAACACGGGGGAATGTAATGGAAGAAGAAATTAAAGCAAGTGGACATCATCCAGCAGACGTTAATGGTGATGGATATGTCACACCTGATGAACAGAAAATGTATTTAGAGTTTAAAAGAAAAGAACTTGAAGATGCAGATGCAATGCGAGATGCCCAAAGAAAAATGGCATGGTTTGCTCTCGGTGGTATGTTACTATATCCATTTGCAGTTGTATTGGCAGTTCTTCTTGGATTAGATTCAGCAAGTAAAATTCTCGGAGATATGGCAGCGACATACTTCGTTGCAGTTGCAGGTATTGTAGCGGCATTCTTCGGGTCACAAGCATTCGGGAATAAGAAATAATAGGATTAATCTAATGGCTGATAATAAAAAATTAAGAGAAAAGAATCAAAAGGATGCTGCTGCAGTAAAGAAAAAGCAACAAGATTACCAAAATGAAAGAAAGGGTAGGATGGTTCAGGTTGCTGAAGCACATAAATCTCTCTTAGAAAGAGCCAATAAAGCCATACAAGATGGTAACAGTGAACAAGCTAAAGGTTTAAAAGAAAGAGCTTCACATTTTGCAAAAGTTCTTAATGGTGCTGGTCGTCAACTTAGTAATGATTATCTAAAAAGTATACTAGATGCTTCAGAACAACAAGACCTAGACTCAAAACAGAATTTAGATGCAGTCAGACAGGCAGTTGAAAAACAAACTGCTGAAGATATTAAAGCAACAAGGAAGGCAGAAGCAGCTGCAAAGGCCGCACCTCTATCTAAAGGTCTTTCAAATCTTTCAGAAAATATTGCTCGAGCAAATGCAGCCGAAGTAGCCAGAGAAAAACTGGGTGATAATACTATGGGTAAAAGACTAAATGCCTTAGGAAGTGTATTTGGTAAAGCAGTAAGTAAGGCTGATATAGCAAGAGCAAAAGAATTAAAAGAACTTAATGCAAAAGTTACAGAAGCACTAGAAACTGCCACAGCTGGTGGTAATGAAGAAGAGATAGCATTAGCACAACAACAGGTCGATGCACTAGATGATACAGTTTCATCTGAAGAACAAAGAAGAGAACAAAGTAAAAAATCAGATGCAGCCAATAGTACATTAGAAAAGATTAGGGGTGGTGTTGAAGGTTTTAATAGTAAGTTAGGTGATATGGCAAAAGGTGGTGGTTTCGTTGCAGGTCTTGCTGGTATAGTTCTGGCACTCTTTAGTCCAGAAACTTTTGTTAAGATAGTAAATACTGCAATTGAAAAGGTTATGGTAATAGTTGACTTTATCAAAGACCTTTTCGAACAAGATTTTGCTGGTTCATTCGAAACTTTTAAAGAAAATTTAGGACTCTTTGCAGCAATAGCAGGTGGTATCTTACTCTACTTTGGCCCGGCTCTAATAGGTGGTATCATTTCTGTAGTAAATGTAGTTAAGACAGTAGGACTCTTTATGAAACTAGTCATGTTCCCTACAATAACTACTATGTTTGCTACAATATCAAGTACGTTTACTGGCATGATGGCTGGATTATCTACAATGATACTAGCACTTGGGCCGATACCACTCATCATTGCAGGTGCCCTTGCAGCTATTGGAGTAATACTCTTCGGATTTAATAAATTAAAAGAAAGTTTAGGACCAGGTGCAGGTATCTTAGATACGTTAAAAGTTGCAGCATTATACTTTGTTGATTTCTTATCAATGATTGTAAATGGTCTTACATTCATACCTAGAAAAATGATAAGCTTCTTAGGTAAGAGAGCCGCGAAGTGGCTATTAGGAGATGATGTTGATACATCAGCATTAGAGGCTCTAAGTGAAGGACTTGATACAGGAAGAGGTAAAAGAGCAGCTGATGAGATAAGAAAGAAAAATGAAGAGGCTGCAGCACAGAAAAAATTAGAAGAATCAAGGGAACAAACAACTGGAGATACTTCAACATCTATAGATGAAGGAGCATTAGGTTTTAATTCAGCAGAGGCCACTGCCGCATATGAAGCCGCAATGGCTCAAGTTAATTCAGGTAAAATGTCTGGTACTACTCAAGTTAATGCAGCACAATCGTCTACTATTAATTCTTCAAACGTTGTTCATGTAAATACTGATGGGGCCCAATCTTCACGAGCCCTTCAACTTCCTGCTCTAGGATAATAAACAAAAAAAGGGACCCCGAAGGGTCCCAAAGTTCCATTTATAATTATTAATTATTAGGAATCATTTGCAAGTTTTGCAAAGTATGATAGTGTATCATCATCACCACTAGAAGAACTTTCTACAGCAGGAGCCGCTTCTGCAGTCTGCATAGTTGGTGCTTCCATGACATCTGATACTACTGGTTCTGGCGCTGATACGTGTCCAGCATCCACCCCTAGTACTCTATTTAACTTAGTCTTCAATTCATCATAAGACTTATAGTTTTCAGGCTTAAGGAAGTCTTGAAGAGGATATAGTTTCCCATAAACATCTTCTAATCTACTCTCATCGCCATCATGTAGAGAACTTGGTGAAGCAAACTCTGACTTATCATAGTTTACCCAACCTTCTACTTTACGGATTTTAATTTTAAAGTCCGCACCTTCCCAGAAATCATAAGGATTGCATGGTGTTTCATCTTCAAAAGCAGGTTGCATAGCTTCCATAATCTTATCAAAGATTTTCTTACCAAACTTATAAAGGAATACTTTTCCTTCATTCTCTGGATTACTAGGGTCAGAAATAACGAGAACATTACTTACATAATGTAGTCTACGCTTTCTATCTCTAGCAATAGTTTTATCTTCTTCTCTACCTGAATTCCAGAGAACCGAGTTCATTTCTGATACTGGGTCTGGTTGACCGATAGAAGTCAAAGAGTTTTCGATATACCATAGACCATTCGGGCCTTTAAAGCCATGGTCCCAGTATCTTACCCACGGAAGGTCTTCACCGTCTGTACAAGGTAAAAATCTGACTACGGCATAACCGTTACCAGCTTTATCTCTAGTGGGTTTCCAGAATCTATCATCTCCATAAGAGTTAGATTCTTTCTTAGTGGTTGAAACTGCTTCTGCAGCCTTTACGAGTTTATCAATAGATGAGCCTCGTGAGCTCTTTAAGTTAGCAAATGACATATTTATTTCTCCGTATATTGCATTGTATTACTGAATTATCCACTTTACTCATAATATAAGTTATATTATACTACACTTTCATGCAGTTGTAAACCCTTTTCTTAATAAAATTTTACATTTATCGCCATCAAAGTTTACGAATGGGGTATATTTCTTGATTCTCCTTTTAAGGTCAGGCCACATAATAGTGTCACTAATCTTTTTGGATTCTCTTTCCACAAACCCCAACATTGAATCCAAGATACAAACAGTCTCTAAACTAATTTCATCTTGCATCAATAGTTCTATAATAAGAGGAATCTGATTATCTTTAGATTCAAATAATCCATCGAAATCAGTTTCGTTTATCTCACTAAGTATATTTATATCAATTGAAAACACTCTATGGATACTTTCTCTTATTCTTTTGTATTTATTATAGTTATCTTCACCTTCGTGATTCATCATATCACCAACGTAAGATACTCCCTCTTTAAAATTGGCCACATAATAACCAATTACATCCTTATCATAATTCTTGCCTATCTTGGCAAAGAAATACTTATCCCTTCTTTTCAGAAAAGAGTTTGAGGTTACATTTGATTTATAGTTATACTTAATCGCGTCATAACTATCTGTTTCAAAATGTAACTTCAAAGCATTGTAAATCTTGTAAGAATCAAATGGATCCATCCTCAAACCATTACACCTTCATAAAGGGCTTCAACATCTTCTACTTCACCTACAACTTCACTTAGATTTTGTTTGTGGTAGATATTAGCCATCTTTCTTAGATGTTTCTTATCAATCTCTACATCTTCTACGCAAGAGTTAATCGCCTCTTTAATAAAAGTTCGTTGTGCTTCCATCATAGTCATTGCATTTGAAATCTCTTCAATACAACCCTTGATTCTTTTCTTATC